GAAAAACAGACTCGCTTCAGACATTTTACTATTCCAATCTTCCTAGCCGGTGAAATAAATTGATCAAGGCTTCTTGTTCTTCTGGTGCATGGTTGTTATTTAGATAATAAGCAATTACCTTTTTAAGAAGAGATACATCAGCAGGAGCTATAGCAGGCTTATTATCCCGCATTAGATGTCTACTAACTCACACACTCCGGCAGTACAGGCTAACTCCTGTGATCCCTTCGTATTATCTTCCTTTTCAAAATCCTGTAGTTTGTGCCAGTCTAAAGTTGCTGGCATTTTTTTTACAAGTTTCTTGTATTCCTTTTCATCTATATCTTGATACGGGGCCTGTTGATACGTGTGGTCGGAAAAGGGGAGAAAGGAGACACCACTTAGGTATTCAAAATTTTCCCAACACCATGCACCGACAGGCACCCATTCACTTTCTTTTACCGAAATGGTAACGGAAGGTTTATGCTCACACCAATGCTTTGCATAAAGTTTCCATAACTCAAGCTGTTCTATTGCAGACATATCATTTCTGCAAACAGAGCCTGTAGGGGCTTTCATCGGAAAAGAAAATACTGTTGTATGTTCTGGTTTCATATAGTCTGGCTCAGATGGTATGCCAGATGCTTTCATAAATTCTGTAAGAGGGTCTTTGTTATCTCCTCGTACTGTTCTTATATAATAAGGATTGTGTCTTGCATGTATACCGCTAGAGCTATCCACTAGCTGACTAACAGTTCCTGATGGTTTAACACATGTTATGGCAGTGCTTTGGTTTATACCAAATTTCTCTGCCCAATATTTATTAGCCTCTACAGCAACAGCACGCAGAGTCTCAAGACGTTTTTCTAATCCACTCTCTTTGCCATTCATCAGCGGACTATCCATAATACCTGTAAGAGATACACCAAGTAATCTTTCTTCTTCTGTGTTATTCTGCCACCTTTTTCTAAGATAGCCAAAGTTTGTAAAAGTAGATTGTATGGTGCCTAACAGTGTGGCAATCTTTATCTTTTTTGTAAGAGAAGCTACTGTATCAGTAGAACGTACTACCACTTCTGTAAGGTTACAAAATTGATTAGGTCGTAGTATAATCTCACTACAAGGATTAGTACCAAAATCCCAATTAGCATCTCTCCTACCATTCTCAGCAGCCTTTGCCTGTGCAGAAGCCCTGCTAAACATACCTCGTTCTCCTGATTTACTCTCGTAAAGAGACAGCCATTCTTTCATAAAGATACCGGGATCTGGCTTTTCTGTATAAGCAACAGAATTATTAGCCAAAGCTCTCTCTGGATTTGTAGTCCACCAATCACCAGTCTTAGCAGACCGTATGCGTTGGTCTGACAGATTTGATAACGATATGAGTGCTGACCTACGTACACCACCTACCACTACTACCTCTCCTGTCTTACAAACTATATCATGGCACTCCATAGAAGATAACTTTCTACCTCTGGCATTCCTAAACTTCTCTACGGTAAAATCAAACAGGTCTACCAACGGCTGTGGCCCACTAGCTCTACCACCAAATGTTTTAAGTCGTGTACCTGCAGGCCTAATTTTAGTTACGTTAATCTTAGGTATCCTTCCTGTATACAAGAAAGAGATTAGATCTCTAAATCCTTTAGCCCAACCTTCTTTAGAATCTACCACAGCAATTACATCCTCTGTCTTTTCAAATTCTACATCAGGAATAGTAGGCAACTTATCAGAGTACTGTCTCTCTACAGAAAACCCTACTCCTGTACCATTCATTAGTATGTACAGCACTTCATCAAATGCTTTAGGATTATCTATCGGTATATACGAACAGTTATAGCCTGCAACATTCTCTCTTTCCAATGCTTTACCTGCAGTCATCAATGCTCTCATACTAGGCATAACCTGTAATGATAGTATTGCTTCTTCCATATCCTCCCAAGATTTTGCGTCAATACCCTTTGTATTTTCTTTAAAGAAATCAATAAGTCTACCAACAGTTTCACTCCAACTTTCTCTTCTGCCTTCATCCTCTAACCAACGTGAGTACCGAGACATGTGTATGAATGATTGATACTCTGTAGGTAAATAATTTCCCCCTAATAATGATGCCATTTATTTTTCTCCATATTCTAATTCTAATATTAATTCTGCGTAATGTATAACTTTTCTTATATCTTCTGCCCCGTTCTTCTTCTTATGACGAGAGATATACTTTATAATATTTCCCTCTAGGAAGTCAAGTTTATTTTTAGAAATATATTCTATGGGCATAATCTCAAAATCTATATAGTGATTGCCACCTACCTGTCTACCTTTTCCTTTTACCGACTGTCTTATCATATCATCGTGACTACTTGTTTTCATCATCTTCTCCAAACAATGACACAATGTTATCTTTTTGTGTCCGTTTTACTTTTGCCTGCCTATCCATAATACTATCCATTATAGGAAGTTCTGTTGCACTTCTCATTTCATCCAGTATAACACTCTGTCCTCTTTCTTTTATCATGTCCATGTCATTTGCCAATAAAGACAAAACTCCTCTAGAAAGAATATAAGATAAATCTACATGGTTAGTTCCTATAGGATGTGTGTCCACTACAGCAAGACTAACTCCATCTTCTCCGTCAGGTTTAAGAAGTATAACATACATATTTTTAGGAAGATTGTCTTTGTATAAATTTAACTGTTCTCTATTCATCTAACCACTCTTGTGGCAAAAACCCCTGACACCATTTAAAACCATACCTTTCACACCACCCTGAGTATGTAGTTTTAGATCCTTTATATAATTTATTATCTGCTTTCATAAATAAAAATCTTATATCTAACTCTGGATGTTGCTTTTTAATTAACAAATGTTTACCTCTATCTGCTGTGGTAAACAAACCTTTTGCCTCTACAAAGAAGTTTTTACCTACTATAGTAAAGTCAGGATTATAAGTAGAATGCCTAACATAATCTATTTTCTCCGATTCATATTCAAATTTTACATTGTTTCTATTTAAGGCTACAGCGATAGACAACTCAAAGTCTGATCGGTAGCCATGATGTCTTAGTACCATTATACCCTCGGCATGTTTTTATGTATTATATCCTCAAACTTATCGTTAAAATATTTAAAAGTTTTAGGTGCACTTTCTCTTAAAATGCTTCGCTGTTCTTCTATGCCTGTCCAGTGTAATACTACTAGGCTATTTCTCACTTTTGCTTGTGTAGCTAATATATCTAGGTCATGGTCTATTTTCTCCTTATGTTCATCAAACCTATCATCACCCCAAGGTTCATCTAGGTCAAACGTCTTAGTCATTCGGATTGGTATGCCATTGGGCCTGTTGCGTAGTTCTTTTACAATACTATCACCACCAAATGTTTTATCACACTCTTGGTAACCGAAGTATACATTCTCATTAATGTAACTATCTCCTATGGTTACTTCTGTAGATAAATAAATCATACCTCTATTTCTCTCTTCTTTAATTTTGTATACCAAACTAATGGTCGCTGTGTTGCTTGTGTTCCTACTTTCTTGTATAGCTCTGCGGTAGGCCAGCATTGCATCTTGTAATCACAGTAGCTACATACAGTGTGCATAACTCTATTTCCTGTAGCAATTATCTCACCTTTTCTTTTTCCATACTGTACACGAAAAGTTTCTTCTTTGTCTTTAAATTCTTTCTTTAATGGCTTGTCCTGTAACATTGTTTTTGCATTAGATTTTGCTCTATCCAACTGCTCCACAGCATCTTCCTCTTGATAATCTGGTGCTTCACACACTGCCCATTCACCAGAGGCTTTATCAACAACTATCCACCCACCAAAATCCATGCCCTTTGCTTTGCTGTACAGGTAACCCTGCATAAGATAACCAAAGGTATCATCTTCTTTTACTTTATTGTACCCACCAAACTCTCCACCAAACTTCTTGGAGAACGCATAAGGTGATGCAGATTTTATATCCCACACCTTACCGTCTATTACAACATCTAAAGTACCACTAAGTTCACATACATCTAAACCTAGTTTTACTTTCTCTTGCTCAGATTCTACATTAACTCCTGATGATTTTAACACCACCATAGCAATAGCTTCTATAATATCACCAAAAAGAAATCGCATAATAGAATTATATTGTATCTCTTTTGGTGAACCATTCTTATCATGCCACTGTTGACACATGGGTCTACCCAAGCCACTCATACGTAAAGAGTATTCACCTCTGCCACGAGACAGTTGCTTGACTAGGGCATTCCCACAGTCATTCTTAAAATTTTCTAAAAGCTCAGGGTCTAGATCAATACCTTCTTTTGTGGCACGATCTAGAAATCCCTGCACTTTCATAAGAATAGGATTAAACAAAAGTCTTATCCTGTAGCTTCAAGAGAATCACCAAAATCGGACAAGTCGCCTAATTTGGCATTCTTTTCTTTTGACTCCCTCCACGATGTCATAGTCTTATTGTTAATAGCTTCCTTAGTTTCAAAGAATTTGGTCATTAAATCTTGATCACCTTCTTTTATATCTATTGATTTAAGAACAGATATAGCAGGAACGTAATAGGATGCACCTCCCATTTTCTTTCTCACCGTAGTCACTTTGTTTACCACAGTACACATGATTTGCTTTTGTCTAGCTATCATCTTTATGTGGTCACTTACTGGCAGAAAACTTGATCCACGAACATACCATACAGAAGGTATCTCTTCTGGCATGTCCACTTTATTTCCTTCAGCATCTACAGGATCAATAAGCTGTACTGTATTATACAGAACTTGATTACATTTCACATTTTTGTGTAATGCCATCTCTGGACTGTCTTTTGGTAAAGCCTCTGCTTGATCTTTAGTTAGTCTACCACAACGCATGTTACCCTCAGTGTCATAAAAGTCAGCACTTAAAGTTGGTGCTTGTATTGTTTGACAACCAAAAGTATTTTGATCTGCATCCCATCTGCTGTAGGTGTACAAACGATAGAAGATTCTAACGTGTGCTTCCTTAGCATAGGCGGTGACAAGGCTTGGTAGTTTTAAAGCAAACTTACCACGAGAAATAGTTCTACCCTCGCTGTCCTCTTCACTGTGGTTAATACCAAGACGAGGAAGCCCCTGATTATTAGAAGCTCCAATCATCTCTTGTCCAGTAAGTGCAGCAATCTCTTCCACTGACATATTTTTCAGTGAGGGTACCACACTTGCTTCTTTCGTTACAACGTCATTAGACATCATACTTTTCTCCTCTGTTTTAGAGTGTTAAAACCTCCTCCATGTTAAGCCAATCTTTGCCAATTTTCAATTCAATACCGATAGGCATGTCATAATCAATATTGTATCTTTTCTTAGCCTCCGATCTTATACTTAACATGGACTCAGCTAAAATTTCAATCACCTCTTTCTCCTCTTCAGGAAACACGTCAAGGACAATTGAATCATGTACTGTATTGCATACCACAGACTGCATACCCTTGTCAAACAAAATTTTTCTTAAATTTATAAGAGCAAGTGGGAGCAGGTCTGCAGTAGCAAATCCCTGTACAGGATAGTTTTTTATGGCGGTAGCGTGAGTAGAACCCCCATGAAAGTTCCTACGAACATGAGGAAAATGATAAATCCTACCAGAGGGGAGGGTAATCTTTTTCGTCTTAATCGCTTCGTTTTGTAAAGAGACATGCCATCTAGCAACAGCTGAATATCTGGCCTTGAAAAGGTCGTAGTACTCAACTTCTTTTTCTGTTCCATATGTACCTCCATATAATGGCTTAAACGTGTGTGCCTTTGCTTCCTGTCTAGAAACACCTAATGCCTCTGCAGAAAAACTATGTACATCAAAACCTTTCTGTACATCAGCATACACTTGGTCGTCATTTGCAAGAAAACCTGCAACCCTAAATTCTAATTGGCTGTAGTCACCCTCAAGTATCTTTCCTCCCTCCCATCGTGATACAACACATTCCCGTACAGGAAAGGTTGTGCCTCTCGGCATGTTTTGAAAGTTAGGATTACGAGAAGATAGTCTTCCTGTAGCAGTAACGCACTGCATGTAGTGTGGATGAATAAAACCTTTGTTATCCAATCCCTTTTCTATACCGTCAACAAATGTTCTTAAGTATGTACCTATAGCATTGTACTTTATATAAGAACTAATAAATTTTTTCTGTTCATCGTTAGCAGACATAGCCAGTACTTCTAGTGTAGGTCTATCTGTTTTAAATCCATGGGTACTCACATCGTAAGCATCTCTTGGCACCAACTTAAATCCGGCAACTGTTCCTGTAGATTTAAATACAACCCCATCCCCCCCACACGTTTTACAGATTCTTTTAGCTTTGCCAACTGTACCGTCTTTCTTCAGTGGATGAAAGTATCCTCTGCCTTTACAGGAAGGACACTGATGTGATTCTGTGTGAGGTACAACAGTAGTATACGTTCTTACCTTTCTAACAAAATCATCTTGTTTGTATTTTCTTACTCGCTTCTTTCTTTTAGTGCTACCATATTGTTCATAGCCTAAATTAAATGTACTCGCCCATAATTTTTTATCTGTTACCTCTCTGCTGTACAAAACTTTAGATCTATCCTCTGGGCTATCTAAATTTATAGGAGTGTCACCCATTGTACGTTTAACTTCTTCATCAAGAAACTCATTTAACTCATTGTATTCATTACGATATTGTTCCCTAATATTTGTCAAAGCATCTACACTAACTTTCATACCAGTATTTTCCATTTCGGTAAGAACTTGACACATCTCATTCATTAGATTAACGGTAGGTGCAAGGCCATTAGAAACATCTTTTTGTTGTGCAAGATACAACTGCTTTGTCACCTCTACATCTGCTCTTCCGTACTCCTCAACAATGTCCCAAGGAATGCTATCAAAGGACACACCGTCTTTCATGTACTGCTCTGTTAAATCTGTACGTTTCTCGTCAAGACCATATCTTTTTACCGATTCGGCAAGAGATAAGGCAACTTTGTCACCACCATGTATAACATACTCAGCTATCATAGTGTCATATACTTTGCCTGTATAAGTAAAGTTGCAAGCAAGTAACCACTTGAGATCAAACTTAATGTTGTGTCCTACTAATATGTCAGTATCATCTAAAACTTTCTGCAGTATAGCAAAGCCATTCTCTGTAGGTTTTTTCTCTGTATGAGTAAAACAAATGTAACCTGATTCGTTATCTATGGTGTCATACCCTACGGATACTAACATGTTTCCTGTATAAGGATCAACATCTAGTTTACCTTCGTTATCTTTTTTAAATGTTGTTTCTATGTCAAGAACGGTTACTGTCATTATACCCACACAATATTTTGTTACTATCATGGCACCCACGCCATAGCCATGTCCTCTTCGTGCCAAGAACCCAAGCTAAAAAAAGTTTCTCTTGGATGAAACTCTACGGCCATACCATAATTTTTATAACCCCAAGCAAATGGTATAAAATCTTCTAGAGGAAGTCCAGAAGAAATAATTTTATCTTTTAAATCAGCTACTACAGGGAGGATTCCAAGAATTAAAGAACCAATCTCTTTGCCGTTCATGTCGTACTTAATTTCTTTAGGATGTCTATAAGAATAAGTGTGCTCTAGTTTACCTGTTTTTGGAACATACTGCTTCCATGCTAACTCATAATTAAAAACACTAGGTGCCGTTTCTTCATAATAATCTGTAAGTTTTCTTTTTACAAATTTAAAGTGATTATAATTTTCATCAGAATATGTGAAAGAGTCAAACTTTTCTTCGTCAACCATAAATACAGAATGGCTATAAAATATTTTTTTAGTGTATATTAAATCTTTAACCTGTTTAATTTTATAAAACTTTGCAATTTGTCGCAATTCCACCATAACATCTTTATGTAATTTTTCTTGCACAACAAAATTGTTGCGTATCTGCCTACCTAACAACAGTGGTTTTCTCATTTCATACTGTTCTTTACAGGACATCTATTGACCTCGCAGATTTTGCTACACGTTCTATAATGTTATATTTGCCATTTTTATAATTTTCATATTTAGATAAAAGCTCATGGAATTTAACTTTAACATAATCATATACTCTTTTATCAAATTCTTCCTCTGTTATATTTTTAATTTTTTCAATATCAAAATCTAATGTTTCTAAAAAACCATTGTAAGAAGTCATGCCTTCACACCAATATTTAATGGATATTGTAGAGTTTATATAATCAATATAAGTTATTTTATAATTAAATTTCATCCTCTGCTCCCCTGTACAAAAAGATAGGTGTTCCTTCACCCATCCATGCTCCAACAACATTAAACTCAAAGTACTCCATAGCTTCTTCTTGTGTCATGCCATCTTCCATAAGTATAACCACACATTTGTCAACATCATAAACTAACAGATCTGGCTGACTACACCTTCGGCCTAAGCCTAATATCGCATCATCAAATCCGTCAGCTTTTAGTATCATAACTCGTATCTCGCCCTGTATATATCAATAGAACATGTCACTGTCCCATGCCACCCATTGAGTTTATTTTTAGATATACAAAGATGTCTAACATAATCTTCTTCTTCACCAAAGTTTTTTCCTATACCTATGATAATGTCAGCCTCGGCAGCTTTTCCTGTCCTACTATTTTCTAGCATACTAAAGTCAACTTCTTGTCTACCCTGTGCATCATACGATGCTTGGGACACTGACCAAAATAATACTTGTTGTTTCTTGGCTATTGTTCTTGCTCCTTCATACAATGCTCGTAACTTTTCATCTGTCCTAGCAAAGTTACCATTGATAACTACTTTGTCAAGTTGGTCAACCATTACCACATCTGGCTTATGTATGTCAATAAATTTTTCTATCTCTGATAAAGTGATACCTCTACCCTCTAATAATTTTAGGTTAGGTTCTATTTCATTCTTGTACACATTCATAGAATCTTCTAGGTTCTTTTTCATCTCGTCAATAGAACGTCTGAGATATGCAGAGAACACTCTACCCTTTACTAACCGGCCCGGCTCTTCGTTAGCAAAATACGCTACCTTGAATCCCTGTCGGATATATTCTGATACCAAGTATGTACAGAATGTTGTCTTTCCTGTCTCTGGCCTTGCAAAGATAATACCAAGATTACCTCTACCTGCACCACTTATTCTGTCAGCCAATGATTGTAACTCAAACTTAAATTCAAACCCCTGATCCCAACCGTCAATATAATCTTTTACATCATCTTTCACTTCCTGAAAATTCCCTTCATCTTCTGGTGCTTTCTCTATAGCAGTGTCAACTAAAGCTCTCAGTACAGTAAAGTCGTCACTGTTGCCTAACCAAATGTCAGCAGATAAGTCACTAATTTTATGGGCTTTGTCTTTCTTCCAAAAGTCAATGATTAAATCTTTTAGAATGACCTTGTTGCTTGGCATAAATTTGTCAAGTTCTTTGATTACATCCTCTATAGGTTCTCTGGATGATTCTGGTAACGCAGGGTATTTATTTCTATGTAATTGTATCAGTGTATTTATGTCAATGTCACTCTCATATTTTTGTTGTGCAAAACTGATAGTGTCAAAGATAGTGCCTACACCGTTGGCAAACATGTCTTTTGATACAACCTCTACAGTATCTTTGTAAAACTCATGTGATAAACATGCCGATAATATTTGTTTCTCAAGCGACATCAAACTTCTCCTTTATCTCTTCTTCACTCCACCTCTTTATGTCTCTGTCTAATAACACTAACTTTGTCCGCACATGGATAGACAATTCATGTACTATTTTCATTGCCTTCTTTGAAGCATCCTTGTCTAATGCAACGGTAACAAGTTTATAATGCTTAATGTATTTTAAATAATCTGTCAATAAATTTGTCCCCATTAAAGCCATACCATGTACATTAGCTAATGTCAACGCACAAGCAGAAGCACAGTCCTCAACGATTACAAGATAGCTACTGTCATTGGCCGTAACAAAAGGAACACGAGAAGATGCATACCTCTTCCACTTTGGTTTAGAATTTGTCAGCGATCTACCCACAGCATCAACTAAACTTTTATCTTTGTATACAAGAAACACACAACGGTCTTCCTTGACATCATATCTTATATTGGCAAATCTATTTTTGTAAGCATGGTAGGATTGTACAGATTTTAAATAGTCAACAACTCTTTGACTACGATCTAAACCCACCCACTGTTTGTTATATATAGATAGATCTACTCTCTT